TTCAACTGTCACGCTCTAACTGTCTGGATACCAGCGACTTGCGTAGGTACAAAAAGCTAGAATGCTACGCGCAAACGTGCGTAGCTGCGGGGGGACGGGGGTGCGTATATGCGTTTGGGTGCGCGCGTGCTGTCGTGTAGCTATGTAATAATCCCACCCCTCTGTATTACACACCAAATTTCTAGGAGAGGTATATCACACTGTCCCTCAAAGAGTTACACGCAGATACTTAAAGCTAAGCTTTAGCACTTGACATTGTAAGAAAAATGTTGTAACTTTGTCCAAGTGAAACTGCTCACGTAAGAGGGGGCTTACGGCCCGAGCCCCTCTGAGAGCGTAGAGAGCTTTTAGATGTTGAATAGGGGCCAAGTATGCTCTCATGAAAGCTGTCAAAGATAAGCGTATATCAGACAAGATCAGGTTGCTCAGAAAAGAAGGGAAGCCACATGATCAAGCTGTCGCCATAGCCCTCAGTATGCACGGGAAGCGGCGTAAGAAAAAGTGATATATTTGCCACATGGCAGACCTTACTGTTACGACATCGGATACTGTTACTCTCACGGGGAGGAAGTATGGGAATGAGCACACCACTACAATCAGTGGGGTGAACAATGTGGTTCATGCGGTGACTGTAGTCCCTAATGCAACAGCCTTCAATCTGTTCAGCTTTGGTAGCTCACTACAGGGGTTCTCTTCATTCGTAGCGTCTGACCTCAAGTACATGCGGTTCACCAATACAGATTCAACCCACCCCGTGTTCCTTACTGTCAGTTTTGATGATGGCTCCCCTACCGCTCCTGACGGTGCTTCGAACATAGAAATCCCAGCAGGATGCTCATTTGTTGCATTTTCAGGTGAGCACAAGGTTTCGGGTTCCGCAGTATTCTCGTTAGACAGTATGTACAGAATACAAGGTAGAGCCACGGGAGGTGATGTAACTATGGACATGTTTATTGCTACTGCGTAATGTCAACACTAACCACAAAGATTACAGAGAGCGTCACCCTCAATGGGAAGAGCTTTGGTAATGAGATCACAAAGACTCACGCCGACATCAAGACTGCCAAGCAGACCGTAGTGGAAGTAGGGACAGGTTCCTTTATGGAGCTCTTTGACTTCGCCACTTCACGAACAGGTATCGGTACTGCACAAGACGCAAAGGCTCAATACATCCGAATCACAAATCTTGATGCTAATAATTTCGTTGTGATCAACGTGTACTTGGATATCGCTACAGATGAGTACATCGCATTCAAGATCCCAGCTGGTGGATGCTTCCTCTTGTGTGAAGACAAGATGGATGGTGGCGGTTCCGCTACAACTACGCTGGACCAAATAGACGCAGTCAACGCACGGGCAAATAGTGCCACTGTGCAAGTAGAAGTATTTATAGCTGAGATCAACTAATGAAACGAAGCAAGAAAAAACTAGCCACCCAAGCGGCCATCGCTATTGCGATGAAAAAAGCTGGGAAGAAACCTAAGAAGTTTCAAGAAGGTGGTGGTCTTGACGCATCACAAGCTCAGGCTTACGTAAACATGCTTTTGAATCAAGCAGGTACGGGAGAGGAGAAAGAAGATCTGATGGAAGGTCGTCACTACATCCCACGTATGTCATCAGAATCTAGAGAGAAGCTGATTGAACTTGGGGGTGATGCCATCAAGAAAGCTCGGATGAAAAGCCTCGAGAGAAGGATCGCAAGGAAAGATGAGATAATCGACGAGGCCGAGGGTAAAAAGGCTAATGATCCCGAGGAGGTAAGAGATCCGGATCAGCCAGTACAAGAAAGTTCGGTTATGAGCGAAAGCCCCGTCGAAGGCAAAGAGGTGGCTGGCGAAAGCGCAACTGGATCTTTGAGCTTTAATAAGTACGGAGGTAAGATCCTCAAGAAATACAAGAAACGCAAGAAGCGATGATGAATAACGGCACTATGGCTGACATGATTAAGGAAGCCATGCAGAAGAAACAGGGTCCGAAGGATACCTTTAATATGCGTGGCGGGAAAGCGTCACCTGTAATGTACGAGGAAGAAACCTCTCGTGAGTTCGTGATGTACGAATCACCTAATGGTGAAGAGGTGAAGATCTACGGTAGCTGGAATGAGTTTGCTGTGGATCGCAATCCCGAAGGCAATGACCTGCTCGGTGATGAGAACTTCCCTGTTATGCGAAACAAAGATGGCGAGTACATTCTCGACATGCAATCATACGAAAGTCAAAAGTCTGAATCTGAGATCATCGAGAAAGGTGAAGGAGAGGAACAGGCTCCAGAACAACCAAGTAATAACATGCCCCCTAAAATGATGTACGGGGGTTCTGTCAAAAGATTCAGATAATGGCTACCCCACAAGAAATCGCTAAGTTCAAGCAGCTGAGAAAGAAAAACCCCAGAAGAGCAGGGGAGAGTGTCGCTGATTACAACAAGAGAATCCAAAGGCTTGTTTCTGAATCTATGGCGGGAAAAGAAGGCGAGACCAGATCTGGTGCCGCCGAAGCAACCGAAGCTCAGAGACGAGAAGGTCAAGAGAAGAAAAGAAATAGACAGCAATCCAATAGGCCGGGAGTTGTACGAAGAACTGACATGACCAGAGAGCAGCTTTTAGACGCTGAGGAGAAGCGTAAAAAAGAAGCGGAAATTAGCCGCAAAGCTCAGGAAGAGAGAGAGCGCAAGGCTAGAGAGAAAAAAGCAGCGGCAGAGAGAAAGGCCAAAGAGCTTCAGGAATTGAAAGACAAAGTTACTGCGGAAACTAAACCCATGAAGCGAAAAGATGCTTCAGTCATCAAGCTTGCTGAGCCTGACACTGCTGAGAAGAAAATGACTCGAAGGTCTGTACCTAAGACTGAAGAAAAAGAGCTCACCCGTTCTGAGAAAAGAATGGTAAGACGAGGCGAGAGCGGTAGAGCTGACAAGGCTATGGGTAGATCTGAAGCAAGGAAGACTAAGGCGCAGTCTAAAGCGGCTGTCAAAGAAACTAAGCAAGAGGTCTCGAAGCTCAAGAAGCAGCTTGCCGGAGCTGAAAAAGCAGCTAAAGCAAAAGCCAAAGGTGACAAGAGAGTGAGCAAAGCCAAGAGCAAGAAAGAACAATTAGAGGCCCGTTTGAAGGCACTTAGATCATAACTATATTTGCAACTATGAAAGCTGTAAAAAACAAGTATCCGGGTGGCGGTAAGATGAAGCGCCCCATGTACAACAATGGTGGTGAGATCAAATCTCAATTAGCTACTATCAGCCGCCTTGAGAAAGAGCTGGCTGCTGCAAATAAGAGATACGGTAGAGGTGCTCCTGAAACCAATGCCGCTCAGAAGGCGCTTGACGCGGCCAGAGCTGAGCTCAAGAAAATGCAAGCTGCTGCCAAAAAGAAAGGCGAGGTTGGCGTTAAAGGCTTTGTTCGTCCAGACGAGATCCCAGCCCAAGAGACGCAATCGCAAAGAGCGAAGCGTCTCAAAGGCAAGAGATAATTAGAATACTAAGATATTCTTGAGTGGCACTCGAGAAGAGTTGAAGTCTGATTCTTTGAGTCGGACTTCTTCTGCTTCTTGCACATTGGTGTGCAGAAACACACGAGCCACTTTACCATCACTAGGTCGTTCAAAGGTGACTAGCGCGTACTCAGCGGTAGCGTACTCTTGGCCAACAAGATCTAACGGGATAGCAACACGATCACTGAAGGGTACCCCACGCTCATCGTTGAGCAGTTCGTGCATGATGGCGATGGTGTCTCGTGAAAGATTTTCGTACTCCCAGATCAAGTACTGACGGATGATACAGTATTCATCAGTGTGTACGATCACAGAGTCTACTTGTGCTTGGATGTTGAGTGCAGCGATTACTGCGAGGAGGAATGCAATTGACTTTTTCATAACGGCTTTTGGGTTTTGCGTTCTGATCTTAGTATACGAACTTTACCCCATTCCCTCCAAATTTTCCGACCACTTTATTTTCTAGTACTTAGTACTAATCTAAGGCGTTGTAGAACCTCTGGACCAACAGCCTAGCCCTCTGAGTTAGCGCGTAGCGCACTCGATAGTTGAACTTGGTTTCCTCCCTGAACATGTGATCCTCAAGTTCACGAGAGGGCGTGAGCTTGTCGAAGTGCTTGTAGATCAGATCCTGTTTCACCATCGGGTAGATCATACGCTTACCTACGTTTGACTTGTTCATCCCATACTCCTCTGCTACGTAGTCTATAGTAAAGAACTCGAGGTCATACGCCCACAGCATGAACTCCAAGTGACTGGCCGATACCTCGTGCGCCTTGCAGAAGCTCTCCCGTGTGTTACGCAAGTTCTTCAGGTAGTTGTACCCCAGATATCTCTCCTTCATGAAAGACACGTCTCGGAACATGCGTTTCTTCGCAACTCTGGACTTTGCCATAATTCGTATCTTTGAGATACAAATCTAGACGAAATGAACCAGCAGGAAGTCGAATTCATGGCGAAGGTCTACTTAAAGATTCAAGAGATCGAGGCGCTTACAAGAGAATACGGCTACGAGGATAGGGTCATGAGCGCAATGGTTTTCGGCCTGATAGAGGAAGAGATGAAAGGCGCTATTGAAGAAGGGAGAATGGTGGAGATGCAGTCTGTATTCAGCTTCAACCTCGAAGACAGAGAGGAGCTCGATACAGTAAAGAAACTCATGGACGCTGCCTTCGAAGAACCTAACGACAAAGGGAAGGGATTCTCAGACCTGTTCGGGGGCATTGACTTGAACTTGAATTAAAAATGGAAGGACTTATTAGGAAGATCGTGATTGGGAAAGATCCCAAGAACGGCATGGCTTATTATATTGGCATGAGAGCAGGCGGCGGTAAAGTCGTTGCCATCCTGCAAGATGAAGGATACTTGCACAAGCACTCGAAGACTAGATACCTTGTCTACATTGAAGATGACGAGGGTACTCAATTGTGGAAGGCTATCGACGGAATGCCCTGCATACTTGAGTTTGATTTGAATTTTTAATTTATGAGAACACTTGATATTTTTGTCGTTGACATACCAAAGCGTATCAACGACACCATTCGCACGCCGGGTGGTTTAGAACTTTACGTAGATACAAAATTTGATGAGTTTAAGCACAGGGTTAATGAAGGTGAAGTCGTGGCTTGGCCGGAGCGCTACGAAGTTGATGCTCGGGTTGGCGACACTTTATATTTTCATCACTTGGTGGTCGTTGAGAATGGTCAACCACTTACTGGGGTTGAGGACCATTACATTGTCAAGTGTGATAAGCAGTTTACGCTCAACAATCAAGCGTTTGCTTACAAGTGTAAAAAAACTGGGGGAGTCCATCCTCTCTTTGGTTGGACACTACTGGAAGCAGTTGATCAAGAAGATGAGCCAGCTTCTGAGATTATTGAGGTCGTAAAGATCGAAGAAGACCCCATCACAACAGGACGAGTTGCTTTTGATTGCAAGGAGCTAGACGAGCTTGGAGTAAAGAAAGGTGATGTCGTTGGCTTTCGTAAAGGCATGGACTATCGTGTCCAAGTAGAAGGCAAGGAGTACTATCGTGTTCGCGCAGAAGATCTCCTGTATGTCGAAACGTAAGTTCACCACCGTAAATGCGGCAAGGCGACTCATGTCCAGCATGGAGGTCGCTATCGACAACATGATTGCCGAAGTAAAAAAGCCTGTCGATCCAGAAGCAGGTGGCTCTGCACGTAAAGCGGAGCTTCAATCAATCAAACAAACTGCCATTGACTGTAAAGAGCTACTGATCGAAAGACAGAAGCTAGAGCAGATGGTGAAAGAACTACAAGAGAATGGGAGTATCGAAGAAGACCGAGACTTCTCCGGAGGTATCGCAGAGCGATTTAGTAAGTGATTTCACTCACGACGACTACTGGTATTTCGAAGACAGCTGGAATAGAGCTCACGGAGACCCATTCAAAGAAGGGTACAAGCAAGGGCAGAAGGATCTAGCAAGGTTGATCATGGAGACGTTCAAGGAGTATGAGGTTCCTCTGATGCTTTGGGAGGCTCTTAAAGAATACTGATCATGCTGATCGAAGTAGAAGGCTATGAAGATAAAGCTGTTGTCGTGGACCCTCGAGGGACGCACGGTGAAGTCCTCGACATCGACGGGCTACTTGTTGCGCTCCCGAAGAAACCACCCAAGAAAGAAATCCTATTCTCTGAAGAGCCTCGGAAGATGCAGATGTGGCGAAGGCTTGACGTGCCGCAAGAGCTGTCGTCAATACGAAGTATGGATGAGTGGTATGAGAAACCTTCTGAGTTCAGGAAAAGATTTCTTCCATATATCGAAAGGGAGTTTGACCGCCGCCGTAACGGTGTTTGGTTTTACAATAATGGGGAGCCTACGTATGTTACAGGTAGGCACTACATGCTACTCCAATGGACCAAGCTTGATATTGGACACCCATACTACTTCGCTTTCCAGAGGAGGATTTATCTCCACATGGCTGCTTGCGAAGCTGACTCTCGTTGCATCGGCCAGCTTTATACTAAGTGTCGCCGTTCTGGTTACACTAATATCTGTTCTGCGGTTCTTGTGGATGAGGCTACACAAGTTAAAGACAAGTTGCTGGGCATTCAGTCAAAGACTGGTAAGGATGCTCAGGAGAACATATTCATGAAGAAGACGGTGTCGATGTTTAAGTCGTACCCATTCTTCTTCAAACCCATTCAAGACGGTACCACCAACCCACGTATGGAGCTTGCGTTTAGAGAGCCGTCGAAACGAATCACAAAGAACAACAAGACATCTACTAAGGGTGATGCTCTGAACACAGTCATCAACTGGAAGAACACCACCAACAACGCATACGATGGTGAGAAGCTCCACATGCTGTATCTCGATGAGGCTGGCAAGTGGGAGAAGCCAGCGGATATACGTGAGGCGTGGCGCATTGAGCGCACCTGTCTGATCGTGGGTAGAAAGATTGTAGGGAAGGCTCTGGTCGGATCTACAGTAAACCCAATGGACAAAGGTGGTGAAGAGTTCCGTGAGCTATGGGATGACTCCGACCCCACAGAACGTAACGCTAACGGTAGAACTAAGAGTGGACTGTACGGTCTGTTTATTCCGGCCTATGACGCACTTGAAGGATTCTTTGACCAGTACGGTAACTGCGTGACTGAAGATCCCGAAGAACCTGTGATGGGGATAGACGGGGAAATGATTGATATCGGGTCCAAGACATACCTGAAGAACGAAAGGAATGCGCTGAAGAACAACCCTAAGGAAATGAACGAGATAGTTCGACAGTTTCCGTGGAGTATCGACGAGGCGTTCCGTGACAGTATCGAGGGCAGTGTGTTCAACGTGGGTAAGATCTACCAGCAGATTGACCATAACAACAATCTGTATCCAGATCCAGTAGTACAGGGGAACTTTATCTGGAAGGAGAAAGACAAAGAGGTTGTGTTCTCTCCAGATCCTCACGGTAGATTCCGAGTGTCGTGGCACCCAGAGTCCCAACACAGAAATAAATACACTGAAGACAGGGGTGGCAAGAAATCACCTGCAAACGCACATGTGGGTGTAGGGGGTGTCGATAGCTACGATCTTGATCAGACTGTAGATGGTAGGGGATCGAAGGGAGCTATGCACCTGTACAATAAGTTCAACATGCAGGCACCATCCAACATGTTTGTGTTGGAGTATGCTTCACGTCCAGACCTTGCTGCCATATTTTATGAGGA